ACAAGGTGCCACCGCGCTACGGCCTGCACCTGGACGACGAGCTGGAGGTGATCGACGCCTCCGGGATGGCCGGCTACCTGATGCTGGTCGCCCAGGTCACCGACTGGCTGCGCGATCGGGACATCATGTTCCAGACCCGGGGCAGTGCCGCCGGCTCGCTGGTCTGCTGGCTGCTCGGGATCTCCAATGTGGATCCGATCGAGTGGAACCTTCGCTTCGAGCGGTTCCTGAGCAAGGATCGAACCAAGCCACCGGACGTGGACCTGGATGTGGCCCACGACCGTCGTGACGAGCTCCTCGAGATGCTTGATACCCGGTTCACCGCGCATCAGATCGGGTCGTGGGCCACCTACTCGCTGAACGACACCGAGGACGAGTTCGGTGAGACCCAGCGAGGTTCTCTGCGAGTCCGATATTTTACCGCCGCTCAGAAGAAGGACGAGGGGGCCACCTCCTGGTCCGAGGTGCCCGCCGAGGACAAGGCCATGCTGGTCTCGCTCTCGAACCGGCACCTGTACAAGGGGATGGGCACCAATGCCGCCGGCATCGTGCTGACCGGCAGCAAGGCCGAGTTCGAGGCGCTGGTGCCGATGGCCTGGATGGCCTCCCGCAAGGCGTTCGTCACCCAGTACTCCAAGGACCAGATCGAGGCGCTCGGGCTGGTCAAGCTGGACGCGCTGGGCCTGAAGACGATGACCATCCTGGACCGGACGATGCGGCTGCTCGGGCTGCCGCTGTCCCGGCTGGCCGACATCGAGTACAAGGACCTGCCCACCTACGAGCTGATCAGGTCGGGGCGGACCGAGGGGATCTTCCAGCTGGAGGGTCGGTCCACCCAGTGGGGGCTGCGGGACCTGAAGCCGACCACGATCAAGGACGTGATCGCGGCGATGGCGCTGTTCAGGCCAGCCACCATGAACACCGGCGCAACCCGCGCGTATATCGCGCGGAAGTTCAAGCAGGCTGCGGTGCCGGTGCGACACCCGCTGATCGCCCGGGTCATCGCGCCCACCTACGGGATCATGCTGTACCAGGAGCAGGTGATCGACATCCTGCGCGCGCTGGGTCTGGGTGCGGACGACTTGACCACCTTCCTCAAAGCGGTCAAAGCGTCCAACAAGGACATCGGCGACGCGGGTGCGGTGATCGAGACCTACCAGCAGTGGATCAACGACCGGTGCGTGGCAGAGGGGATGAGCCAGGATGACATGGACTACCTGCGGGCCGCGATCGCTGGTTTTGCGGAGTACGGATTCAACCGTGCACACGCCACTGTCTACGGGATCACCGCCTATCGGTGCGCTTATCTGGCAGCTCGGCATCCGCTTGAGTTCCACACCGCTCTGCTGGGCGTGGCGAGTGGTGGCGAGTCGAAGAAGGAGAACCGCTACCTGCGGGCCACCAGGCTTCGTGGCATCCGGGTGCTCGCCCCGGACATCAACATCAGCGGAGCCAGCTACACGATGGACACCCTGGACGAGCGCCGGGCCGCGGTGCGCCGAGGACTGCAGTCCATCGACGGGGTGGGCGGCCTCAGCGCCCGCCGCCTCGCCGACCTGCAGCCCTTCGAGGACCTGGACGATCTGGTCCAGCGGGCGGCCACCGCCTCGGTCTCGGGCCACAAGGAGTACGACGGGACCCCGGAGTCACTGACCGGGATCCTCGGGCACCTGTTCACCTCGGGTGCCCTGACCACCCTCATCCATGGAAGGAACAACAATGTCAGCACGATGCGAGGCGATGGTACAGACCCGGATCAGCGGCCGTAGCCGGCCGATGTACACCTGCTGCGGGCAGCCCGACGCACACCTGCACCACAAGCTGACCAGGGCGCGGGGCGGGCTGCTGCTGGACGCGGTGGGCGAGACCTACCACCTGATGTACCTGTGTCCGGCTCACCACAGCGTGGCCCACGACCAGCCGGCCTTCGAGAACGGCCTGCTGCTGCGCGGCTCGGTGATCAGCGTGCCGGGCTCGTCGGTCCCGCTGTACACCGGTCCGGACGAGTACCTGCTCGAGCACTACGGCGCGTCGGTATGAGTGTGCACGGGCGCACAGCCAAGGAGATCCTGGCTCGAGTGGAGCCTGGTGTCGGAGGGCCCAACGAGGACTCCGAGGTGTTGGCGCTGCAGCTGCAAGTAGCGCTGGTGCACGCGGTCCTGGATCTGTCCCGGAACGTCTACATCGTGGCTGAGCAGTTGGCAGAGCGACTCTAGACGAACAAACGTACGTCGTACTAGTGTTCGATATGGGAGTGACAGATGAAGGGTGCTGATGAAGTTCTCCGAGACGGTGAAGAGCACCGCCCCTGACCTGGTGGTCAGCCGCCGGCATGATGCCTGGGTGGGCCGGAACGACGCGCACCCGCAGTACAGCCAGCACGCGCTGTCCTTCGCGCTGCGCCAGCTGTCCGCGGGGGACCGAGTGCGCAAGGGCACCATCAGCGCCTCCAGCCTGGGTGGCTGCGCGCGGGAGCAGCAGTTCACCTACCTCGGGCTGGCCAAGCTGCCACCGGATGAGAAGAACGCGGCGAAGATGCAGAACGGCTCGTTCATGCACCTGCGCTGGCAGCTGGAGGGGCTCACCGAGGGCTGGCTGGAGCGGGCCGAGGTGCCGATTCCCCGCAACCCGTACCGACTGAGCGGAACCATGGATGGGCTGCTCTACGAGGACTCGGTGCTCGAGCTGAAGAGCATCAACATGAATGGCTTCTCCCGGGTGCAGACCTTCGGCCCGCTGTTCGACCATCTCTACCAGATGGCCACCTACATGCTGGTCAGCGGGCGCGAGAAGGGCGTGTTCATCTACGAGTGCAAGGACAACCAGGAGTACAAGGAGATCGTGGTCGGCCGGAAGGACCTGCCGATGGTCGAGGCCGAGGAGCAGGCCCAGACCTTATGGGAGGCGGTAGAAGACCGCAACCTGATGGAGCCGCTGAGCAAGTGCCTGGACCGGACCGGCTGGAAGTACCAGTCCTGCCCGTACCGGGACCGATGCCTGAGCATCCATGACTGGGACCAGGCGCGATGAGGATCGAGCCCAGCCAGGTGGTCGCGCCGGAAACGGCGCGCCAGAGGTTCTCCCGGCGGCTGATCGACGTGGAGGTGCTGGACGGCCTGGGCAGCGTGGACGAGCTGCACGAGGAGCTGATCGGCTACACCAACGTGATCCTGGGCCGGGCCGACCCACCCACCGACATGGACTCGGTGCTGGACCTGATGGAGATCGCCTCGGCGTACTACGCGCGGGCCAAGGAGATCGACATGCTGATCCACTGGGAGGAGCAGAACAGACGGGTGATTCGGGGCAGCCCGTACTACAAGTTCCGGACCGGTCAGCTGCGCTCGTTCATCGAGATGGCCAAGCTGATGGCCGAGCTCGGCAGTAGGCGACTGACCCAGGAGCGGCTGCTGTTCGAGGCGAGGTTCGATACGAACGGAGGCGACTGATGGGCCGGCGGAAGACCAGAAGCGAACGGCTGATGCGCACCACGGACGTGATCCGGCTCGCGGAGCAGGGACACCGCGCGATGAGGGTGCTGGACCTGCTGATCATCGGGCAACACCCGGAGAAGAACCCATTGAAGCAGCTGGTGCTGTTCAAGCAGCACACCAGGGCGCTGATCGAGCTGCACTTCGCGATGAACGACTGCATGAAGGCGCAGCGCGAGATGATGCTGCTGGAGACCCCGAACAACCATCTGGCCTGGACCCAGGACGAGGATGAGTCGCTGGTGGAGTCCCGGGCCCGCGGCGTGGTGATTCACACCATCGCGATGACTCTGGGCAGGACGCCGGCCGCGGTGGCCACTCGGCTGAGCACCTTGATCGGCGTGCCGCGCTCGCAGATCGTGACCGCGTACATCGAGGGCACTGTGGACGAGGAGCCGGTTCGCGGGCTGTTCCACGGCAAGGCCAGGCATGTGTCATGAAGATCATCCCGATGGACCCCGAGGAGCGGGCCAGGGCGCGCAGGGCGGACCCGGAGACCTCGCACCAGGCTGCCGAGACGGTGGCGGTCCGGGAGAACCAGGTCTACGTCTACCAGGTGCTGTCCCAGCTGGGCCCGAGCACCGATGAGTGGCTGGTCTACTGCTACCCGCAGTACATGCGGGACCACCCACAGAGCCCCAGTGGGATCCGGACCAGGCGCAAGGAGCTGCGCGACAAGGGCATGGTGCAGTGGACCGGGCAGAAGGTACGAGGTAAGACAAACCGGTTGATGCGGGTCTGGGAAGTGATCCCCTGACCACCACCGAGAAGGTCCCGGACGAGGTGATCCGGCAGGCTCTGCAGCAGGCCGCCTGGGACAAGCGCAAGGCGATCAAGGAGTACCGTGCGGCCATCGAGATGGCGCATGGTGCAGGTTGGCAGCACACTGAGATCGCGCGAGTGGTCGGGGTCAGCGAGGCTGCGGTCAGGCTGTACCTCAAGCGCACAGCTGCGGCCAGGAAACGACGATAGGTGGTTACGGATGGTCATCCACAAGCTGGCGCACCACTCGGGAAGGTACGACAACCACGCCATTGAGCAGGCGTTTGCGCAGGTCAGCGCCAAGTCGAGCGTGATCAGCCACACCGAGTTCGCGAACGATGCGCGGGCCAAGCGGCTGAAGGCCGCGGCGGGGAAAGCCGGCTGGGGATTCGCCCAGCAGAACACCAAGCCCTACGACGAGTGCTGTTTCACCTGGGACAACGCGGCGTGGGAGCTGGTGGACACCGCCTGGAAGACGCTCTCCACGATCCCCTGGTACTCCGGGTCCACCGGGAACAAGATGCCGGACTTCACCGCCTTCTCGGTGTTCCTGCGGCACAAGACCAGCAAGGAGCAGTGGATCTTCGTGACCACCCACACGCCCTCTCATGTCGCGGTGTGGACCGGGTTCCGGCCGCCCAGCAACCGGGTGAAGTGCTACCAGGACGGCGTGAAGACTCTGGGTCAGTGGGTCGGCGAACTGGACAAGAAGTGGCGGCAGAGTGGGATCGTGGTGGCCGCGGACTGGAACGCCCCGTGTGAGCAGAAGTGGTTCCGGTCCTACCTGGAGAAGAACTTCGCTGCGGCCATGCATGTGATGGAGCCGAACACCAAGGCCCCGACCTACCCGGACACCCATGACACCCGGTGCATCGACTGGGCCATCCTGGGTGGTGGCACGGCGCGCCGGGGAGTCAGCAGCGCGCTGAAGGTGGCGGACAGCGACCACAAGACCCTGCTCTACTCGGTGTCGAGGAAGACCTAGGAGGAGCAATGGCCGGTCAGGCTCAGTTCACCCACATCCACTGTTCCTCGCGCTTCGACCGCTCTGCTGCCTCGCTGGAGGCGGACATGGACGACTGGATGGCGCATAGTTCCCTGATCACGGTGACCGAGGTCCGCCGGG